TGATTAAGGAGAACAACTGATGGCTTCCATTACTACTGGGGGCAGTACTACCGCTGGAACCTTTCTGACTAGCGATACCACCACCGCTTTTGAGGTTGGAACTGCTCGTACCATTACCCTTGGTGCTACCAGCGTTAACCTGGCTCTAACTTCTACCTGCCGGTTTGTGTCATTGACATGTACTGGTGGTACTCATTGCCACTATCAAATCGGTGTGGGTGCTCAAACTGCTTCTGCTAGCACTCATTATTTAAAGACTGGCGAGCGTATTAGCCTTGCTGTGCCTATTGGTGCAAACATTGCTGCTATTCAAGGCACTGGTGCCAGCACGACTTTGTTTATTACAGAGTTGGTAAACTAAGGTGAGTACGAGAGCCACTGAAGATCAGTTTAACGAGCTTCACGGCCTTGTTACAAAAGAACTGATCCTCCGCATTCAAAGCGGAACTGCCACCACACAAGACATTCGTGCAGCGTGCGATTGGCTTGCTAAAAATAACGTTACCGGTCTTCCAATCTCTGGTTCACCCCTGGCTGAACTGTTCGCCACCTTACCTGAGCTTGAGTTGGAGGATTTGGAACGTGTCATCCAATAATGACATTATTCGTAATGCCATAGCCACAGCAGCTCTTGGGTTGTTTGGATGGCACATGCTCACGCTTCATAACATTGCCAAGTCGGTTGAGGTGCTCATTGAAAAAGTGGGAAATAGTACTGCCCGAATTGAGCGTCTTGAAAACAAGGTATTCTTCTCCGAATATGGCACAGGCAAAAAGTAAGTCCGCCAAATACTACGCAGCCAACCCAAAGGCAGCTGCTAAGAAGGCGGCATATCAACGCAAATTGAATAAGAAGCCAGCTGTTAAAAACGCCTCTGAAGAGCGGTGGACTGAACGACGGCGTCGTGGCTTAGCGGGAAAGGGAGGCCCCGATCTTTCCCATACCAAGAAGGGGACGATGGTTCTCGAAAGTGCAAGTCGGAACCGCGCACGAAATGGCCACAACAACAAGAGCACTAAGAAATGAACAAGGGTAACGCTAAGCCTCCTGGGCTTTATGCCAACATGAATGCCCGTAAAAAGGCTGGAACCTCCCGTTCTAAAAAGAACTCTACCATTACTCCTAAGGCCTACGCCAATATGAAGGCAGGCTTTCCTAAAAAGAAGAAGAAGTAAACCACCGCAGTAGGCCACGATGCCTCTCAAAGATCCTTCTGAGTACTTATTTCTTTTAAGGGCCATGACCTCCTCTGATGCAAAGCGGATGTGGCGAGCTGCAATTAAAGATTACTGGAATAACCAGTGTGTTTATTGTGGCTCGTCTGACAATCTGACCTTGGATCACGTTCATCCAAAAGCACGCGGAGGCCACGATACTACCAACAACGTAGTATGTGCGTGTCTTTCTTGCAATCAAAGCAAAGGCTCGTCCCATTGGCTTAGCTGGTGGGTATGTCAGGAAACATTTTCTCTTGACAACTTTTCAAAAGTCCTGTCCTGGACTACTACCTAAGAACATTTATTCTTTAAAAAAATGTCTACTCTTCCTGCTGGTGGTTCCGCTTTCGGTTCCATTTCTAACGCCCCTGGTCGTCAAAGTGAGGACGAACTGAAGAACCGTACTCATACCACCAAAAACGTGTCCGGTGGTGTTACTACTACGACCACCGTCCCCGCTACCTTCGCCGCTTCAACTACCACCGTGGCTCTGAATGCTACCGTTGGTGCTGCTAAAACTGCCATCCTTACCGTGCGTAAGGCTGATCGTGTGCCCTCTTCCAACAACGCCAACAAGACTGGCCGTGTGCGTCGCGTGGATGTTGTTCAAGGCGCGATTCTGACCGTTAACACCTTGGTTGGTGGTACCCTCTATACCACTGGTTCTTATACCGGTGTTGCCCTGACTGGTGGTTCTGGTACGGGCGCTACCGCTGACATCACCGTTGCGGGTGGTGCTGTGACTGTTGTGACTATTGTTGCTGCTGGCTCTGGCTATGATGTGGGTGAAGTGCTGAGTGCTGCTGCTGCAAACATCGGTGGTACCGGTTCCGGTTTTACCGTTACTGTAGCTACGACTTCTGGTCCCAATAACGCCTGATTGTCATGGCTGCTAAAAAAGTAACTAGCTCTGCTAATCGAAGCAAGCGTTCCACCAATAAGCCAGTTACCACGTCTAAGGGTCGGGCAAACCGTCAGTCTGTTAGCCAAGCTCGGGTTAGCTCTTCTCAATCTCGTGCGTCTGGAACTGGTGCCCGCGTAACCACTGGCTCTAACCAAGCTCGTGTGCGTCCGATGCCTCAAGGTTATGGTCAAGGGCCTATGCCCAACCCCAATCTGCGGTCTTCCGTTTCTGACCGCCCTTCTAAGCCCGTTGGTAGTGGCAAGGGTGGGGTGACAAAACCGTCTGGTACGCCTAAGATGGTTAACGCCAACAAGCCTGGTATGCAAAAGCTGGTGCGAAAGGCGGCTCAGGCCCGTAAGGCAGCCTCTGGTCGTCCCCTCGTAAAGCCAGCTGAAGCAAATCGTTTGATGTCGCAACGGGCTCCTGGCATCCGTCAAGGCGCTGCTCAACTTCGTCAACAGGCTGCTGGTACCACCTCTCCTGCGTCTCAAGCTCGTGCATCTGCTCAAGGTCAAGCCCTTCGTAAAGCTGCTGAAACCCGTCGTGCGGCCCGTGCGGCGTCTCAACGGATGGCTGGTAAGCTTGCCAAAGCGGCGGCTACTCGAATGGTTGGTGCTGTTGCTCGCCGTGCTGGTCTTGCTGGTGTTGCTGCTGAAGGTCTCACTGCTCGTAATACTGCTGATGGTACTTTGTCTGCCGCTATGAAGCGAGGCGACTACAAACCAAAGCAAGGACCCAGCCCCAAGACGACTCAGGCTTCCTTTAACAAGAAGTCGTTTGACCAAGCATTTAAATCTGCTCGTACCTCTGGTGCTAAGCAGTTTACCTGGCGTGGTAAGAAGTACACTACCAAGATGAAGGGAGAATAATTATGCCCCTCAAAAAAGGTAGCTCCAAAAAGACCATTTCCAAAAACATCCGTAAGATGGTAAGGGAAGGTTACCCTCAAAAGCAAGCCATTGCGGCAAGCCTGTCCTCGGCGGGTAAGAGCCGTGCAAAAAAGAAAAAGTAAAAAGGCCCCGAGCTTATCTCTTGGCCGTGGAGAAAAGTCTGCTAAGGGCGGCCTTACCGCAAAAGGCAGGGCCAAGTATAACGCAGCCACTGGATCCAATTTAAAGGCCCCACAGCCTGAAGGTGGTCCTCGTAAGCGCAGCTTCTGTGCTAGGATGAAGGGCAACCCAGGACCAATGGCAAAGAACGGCAAACCAACCCGCAAAGCCCTCGCTCTTAAGCGTTGGAAGTGTGGTTAAATAGATGGATGCCCCCTTTCCCTGCGCGTGGGTGAGGGGGTTATTTGCGTAAGCCATATAAAAGTTCTTTGCTTTCTTCAAATGCTTTCTGTTCTAACTACTCTGTCCGTCATCACCAGCTGGTATGGCCCCGGCTTTCACGGGAACCTCACGGCTAATGGTGAACGATTCAATCAAAACGGCCTTACGGCGGCCCACAGAACCCTTCCGTTTGGTACAAAACTTAGAGCTTGCTTTAAGAAATGTGCCGTAATCAGGGTTAATGATCGCGGACCCTACCACGGGAATCGCGGATTGGACCTCAGTAAAGGTGCGGCTGATGCTATCGGTCTCACGAACTCTGGAGTTGGAAAAGTTAAGGTGACTCGCCTTAATTAAATAAAAGGGCGCTTATTGGTGCCTAGGAGGGGCTACAACGCCTCTCCGCCCCCTGTTCCATACGTTCCCCTTATGAACAAAAAACAACCGCCTTCTAGGCCCGTAGAGGAGCAACTTTCGGAATCGTTTCCGTTGTTTCTTTCTCTGGTATGGAAATCGCTCGACCTGCCTTCTCCAACCAGAGCACAACTAGCTATTGCTCAGTACCTTCAGAATGGACCAAAACGACTCCAAATCCAAGCCTTTAGGGGACTCGGTAAATCCTGGATCGCTGCTGCCTTCGTTCTGTGGACGCTATGGAACGACCGTGATAAGAAGATCCTTGTTATTTCTGCGTCTAAACAGAGAGCTGATGACTTTACTATCTTCACTCAGAAATGCATTTTGGAGTTCGATTGGCTGGCTCATCTTCGCCCTATGGACGATGACCAACGGTGGTCCCGAGTTTCGTTTGATGTTGCCGGTTGTCGTCCTGCTCAAGCGCCATCAGTTAAAAGTGTCGGCATCACCGGTCAGATTACGGGAAGCCGAGCCGATCTTATCGTATTCGATGACGTTGAGGTTCCCGCTAACTCTGCTACCGACTTCATGCGTGAAAAGCTATTGCAGTTGGTTACTGAAGGCGAATCCGTCCTTACGCCGAAAGCCGATTCTCGTATTGTGTTTCTCGGGACGCCGCAAACTACTTTCACGATTTATCGTACGCTTCGAGAAAGAAACTACCGACCCTTTGTCTGGCCCGCAAGATACCCCAAAGACCTTACCGGATACGAGGAAGTCCTAGCCCCTCAACTTGTTAGGGACCTTGAACGGGATGGGTTGGATGCGCTGAGGTGGTCCCCAACAGATAGTCGCTTCTCCGAGATTAACCTTCTTGAACGGGAACAGAGTATGTCACGGAGCAACTTTATGCTCCAGTTCATGCTTGATACTAGCCTGAGTGATGCCCTCAAATTCCCACTCAAACTTTCTGACTTTTCCGTACTTCCCTTGGACTTGGAAAAGGGTCCAAGCGATCTGGTGTGGGGCGCTGATAAAGAGACTCTGCTTGACCTTCCTGCTGTTGCCCTTCCAGGAGACCGGTGGCATAGACCTAAAACAGTTTCCGAATACACCTCTTGGGGTCAGACAATCATTGCTGTTGACCCCTCCGGTCGCGGAAAGGACGAAACGGTTGCCGTT